TGCGCGAATGGCTGATTGCCCAGTTTGGCCAAGACGCCGCCGACAAGGTGGTGCCGGACTGGGAAATCGAAGGCATCAAAGAAATGGCCGCCCGGCCCGACCTGCCTCCCGACCCGGTGCTGTTTGCCGATCCCCCTCCCACCCCCAACCCAACCGACCATAAGGAGTCTCCTATGTCTGAACAAGACCAAGCCGCCGCACTGGCTGCCGAAAAGGCCGCACGTGAGAAGGCGGAGGCCGACGCCGCCCAGGCCAAGGCCGAATTGAAAAAACTGAAAGACGAAAAGGCAAAAAATTTGCGCGACGCGTCGCACAAGCAAAACGCCGACTTTGCCGAGGGCTTAGTAAAAGAAGGCCGCCTGAAACCTGCCGACAAAGCCTTGGTGGTGCAGGTGCTGGATTTTGCCGAGCACCCCGAGCACACCACTGCCGACTTCGGCGAGGGCGAGGCGGCGAAGCCACTGGGCACTGCTCTGCGCGAGTTTTTGGCGGCGGTACTGCCGCAACAACTGCCGACCGGGCAGATGGCCAAAGGCAGTCTGAACTTCGCCGAGGGCATGAGCCACCACGAGCGGGCTTTGGCTTTGCAGAAAGCCGAGGGCATCACCTACGAAGAAGCCGCGCGCCGCACGGCAAATTGATTAACCGTTTATCCAGTAAAGGAAGATAAAACATGAGCAACACGTATTTAGGCAACCTGCGCCAAGTGGACGAAGTATTGACCAAGCTGGCGCTGGGCTACAGACAGGGCGGTTTCATCGGCGAACGCATCATGCCGGTGGTACTGACCGAGAAGGAAGGCATCAAAGTGCCGAAGTTCGGTAAAGGCTCGCTGATCGAGTATGAAACCGAGCGTGCCGTGGGTGCCGCCAGCAATGTGATTACGCTGGACTTCCCGGGCAAGATGTCGGTGGTGCTGGAAGAGCACGATTTGGCCGCCGGCGTGGACTACCGCGCACAGCACGAATCGGTGTTTGATGAGAAGGCCAAGGCCACCCGCCGCGTGACCGCCGGTATCCAGCTGCGGCAGGAGTTGGAGATTGCTGCGCTGATTCAGGCCAAGCCCACCTACGAGAGCGGCCACAGCAAAGACCTGTCGGCCACCAAGCAGTGGAGCGACGACACCTCCGATGTACAGGCCGATATTGCCAATGCAAGGGAAGTAGTGCGTGCCGCCTGCGGCGTGCGACCGAATGTGCTGGTATTGGGGGCATCGGTGTACAGTAAGCTGATTCTACATAAAGGCTTGCGTGACCAATTGTCGGCCAACAGCGACCACGGGATTCTTACGCTCGAGCAGCTGACCCGCCTCTTGGATGTGGAAGAAATCATCGTCGGCGAGGCCGTCTCCACACCCGACGGCAAGAAAGCCACCAAGGATGTGTGGGGCAATTTCGCCAGCCTGATCGTACGCCCGAAACCGGTCGAAGCCGGCAACGACGAAGGTATGCCCGCCTTCGGCTATACCTTCCGCCGCCGCGGCATGCCGGTAGTAGACCGCTACGAAGGCGTGGGCGGCAAGGTGGAGTACGTGCGCTACACCGACATCCGTAAAGCTGCCGCCATCGGTGGTGCCTGCGGCTATCTCTTCGAGAAAGCCATCGCTTAAACCTAGAAACAGGCTGCCTGAGATTTTCAGGCAGCCTGAAGGAGAAACAGTATGAATTTGTTCGTTACCTTGGAAGACTTGACCGACAAAATCCACAAAGCCGATTACCACCGTATTGGCGAAACGACAGCTACAGTTTGCTCGCTGACCCTGAAATCGGGCTTTGTGGTAATTGGCCAGTCAGCTTGTATCAACCCGGACATGTTTGATCAAGAAGTGGGGTGTGAGGCGGCTTATCAGGATGCCGTCCGCAAGCTGTGGGAACTGGAAGCCTATCGAGTGAAAGAAAACGTGTTTACACAGAAACAGGAGCAAAACAATGTCTAAACCGACCAAACAAGTGGTACTGGTTACCACAGTCAAAACCGCCGGCAAAATCGTGGCCAACCGTTTTGTGAGCTTCGCCGGCAAACAGGCTACGGCTACCGACAAGGTGCTGGGCGCCACCCCTTACGATGCCGACATCAACGAAATCTTGGCCGTTGACACCATCGGCACAGTGGTGGTGGAAGCCGGCGGCGCGCTGGCCGTGGGCGACGAAGTATCCCCCGATGCCCAAGGCTGCGCCGTCAAGACCGCAGGCAGTGCCAAGGCCGTCGGCATTGCCCGCAGTGCCGCAACTGCCGCCGGCGAGCTGATTCAAGTTTTATTGAGGGGCTAGCCATGATTAAAACCTATATCGCCAACACCCCGCTGATTCTAGCTGATGCCGAGGGCAAGGAGTTCCGTGTCGAAGCCGGCGAAGCCGTAGACCTGACACCCGAGCAGTACGAGCTGGTGGCCGCGCATGTGACCGCAGGCAGCATCTCGGACGCAGACTTGGCCGCATCCGGCTACCAGCCGGACGGCACAACACCGGTGCCGGAGCAGCCTGAAGAACAGTCCAAAGCACGCGGCAGAGGCAAAAAGGACTAGGCCATGTACATCACGCGCGAAGACATCAAGGCTGCCGTCAGCCTGGCCGAGCTGACCCAACTGACCAACGATATCGGCGGCAGCACCGAGCCGGACTGGGCGGTGGTGGACAGAGCCATCGCTTATGCCTGCGAAATTGCCGACGGCTACCTGATGGGTCGTTACACCCTGCCGCTGGAGCCGGTACCCAGCATCCTGCGGCCGGTGTGCAGCGACATCGCGCGCTACTGGCTGCATACCCGCCGCATCAACACTGCCGATTTCCCCAAACCTTTGCAGGCAGCCTACGACAACGCGCTCAAGATTTTGGCGCAGGTACGTGATGGCAAGCTGCATTTGGGTGTGCGTGCCGACGAGCTGGCCAGCGATACCGAGCGGCCGCAGGCCGAGCGCGGTGCCTACCGGGTGCGCGGCAATGCCAAGCAAAACTGGGGAGGCTACTGATGTCTGCCACCCGCCCGATTCTGATTGCCGTGCGCGATTACTTGGCCGCCGAGCTGCCCGCCTACACGGTGGAGCTGTTTCCCGACGACCCGGCCGGCTACCGCTTTATGGCACCGCTGGGCGCGGTGCTGGTCGGTTATCAAGGCAGCAAGTTTGCCCGTCCGGACGGCCTCGGCCTAATCGGCCAGCAGCGCGACGTCACACTGGCACTGACCGTGTTCGGGCGCGGCCTGAACCATGACGGCGCAGCCTTGGATCTGCTCGACGCATTGCGGCTGGCCATCACCGGCTACCGCCCGCCCGACTGCGAGCCGTGCCATTTAATCAGCGAGCAGTTTTTGGCTGAAGAAGGCGGGGCATGGCAATACCAGCTGATTGCCCAAACCGAAACCCAGCAGGTCGAACGCCGCCCGGCGGATACCCGACCCAAAGTCAGCAGCCTGTACCTGCGGCAGCAAGGCCAGCCGCTCAACCCAGATATCAAACCCAAACCCTAGGAGATTATTATGTCCGCAGCTTTCCACCACGGTACGGAAACCAAACGTATCGACGGCGGTACCAGCCCGATCTACACCGCCGACGGCGCGATTACCGCTATTGTCGGCACGGCTCCGGCCGGTGCGGTTAATACGCTGACCGTATGCGCCGCCGCCCGTGATTTCTTGCCATTCGGCAGCAGCCTGACCGGCAAGGGTTTTACCCTGCCCGATGCCGCCAATATCTTTACCCGCTACAAGGCCGGTACTGCTTATGTGGTCAATGTGTGCGACCCGGCCAAGCATAAGAGCAGCGTGGCCGACGAGGCATTGACGGTCGATGCCGATACCCTGATCGCCCGCACCGCCCATCCGGCCTTGCAACCGGGTTACACGGTAAAAGACGGTGCCAGCGCCCTGAACGAGGGCAGCGACTACACCGTCACCGATGCCGTGGCCGGCGAGATTGTGTTTAAGGTCAAACCGACCACGCCGACCATCAGCTATACCTACACCGACCCGTCCAAGGTAACCGAAGAAGAGATCATTGGCGCCTATGTGGCTGCCACCGGCAAACGCACCGGCCTGCAGGCGGTGATTGAAGGCTTCAACCGCTTCGGCGCCGATGCCAAAATCATCATCGTGCCCGAGTACGACAAGACCGCCAAATGCCGCGCCGCCATCGAAGTGCTGGCCGAGCAGATTAAGGCCATCGGCTATGCGGCCGCCCCGCAGCAGACCACCCTGAGCAAGGCCATCGAAGGCCGTGGCCCGTTGGGCAGTATCAATTTCCAAACCTCCAGCGACCGCATGATGCTGTTCTATCCCTATGTGTTGGGTTTGCTCGGCGTGGAGAGCCTGGCTACCCACGCTGCAGGCCTACGCATGAAGACCGACGTGGAACAGGGCTACTGGTACAGTTCGTCCAACCGCGACCTGCTGGGCGTAACCGGCATCGAAATGCCGCTGACCGCCCGCGCCGACGACCCGCAGAGCGACACCAACCGCCTCAATGAAAAAGGCATTACCACGGTGTTCAACAGCTACGGCACCGGCTACCGCCTCTGGGGCAACCGCCTAGCCTGCTTCCCGACCGTGTCCCACATCAAAAACTTCGAAGTGGCGCAACGCACCGGCGACGTCATCGACGAGAGCATCCGCCGCTTCGAATTGCAGTATATCGACCGCCCGATTGACGATGCCCTGATTGACAGCCTGCTCGGCTCCATCCGCACCTATCTGGGCACCCTGCAATCCATCGTCGGTTACAGCGTGGACTTGGATTACGACTACGACTTGGTGGATGCTTTCAGCAAAGGCCAGGTGCCGCTCAAATACGAATACACGCCCAAGCTGCCGGCCGAGCGCATCAGCAATGCCAGCGTGATGACCCGCAAATATCTGGCCAACTTGGTCAGCCAACGATAAGGAAGGAATGAAAGATGTCCGATATCAAAGTAATTTACAACGCCAACGTCTATATCGACGGCAACGAGCTGTTGGGCAAGGCCAGCGAGTTCAAACTGCCGGAGTTTGAGTTTGAGCAGGACGAGTACAAAGGACTGGGGTTGAAAGGCACGGTCAAGCTGCCGATGGGCGTGGCCGCACTCGAGGGCGAGATTACCTGGAACAGCTTTTTCCCCGAAGTGGCGCGCAAAGCCGCCAACCCATACAAGGCGGTGCAGCTGATGGTGCGTGCCAACGTGGAGACATACGACACCACCGGCCGCGTGAAGGAGGTGCCGCTGGTGACGATGGTAACTGCCACCTTCAGCAAGAATGCGCTGGGCGGCTACAAACCGAAAGAAAAAGCGGAGTTCTCCAGCACCTACCAGACTACTGAAATCCGCCAAGTGCTGGACGGGCGCGAGGTGCTGTACTACAACGCCCTGCGCAACGAATACCGCGTGGACGGCGTGGACGTGGAAGAGACCTACCGGCGCAATATCGGGGCATAGTTTTTTAAAGCCGTTTAAAAGACCTTTAAAGCTCCCGCAAGCGACAATCCCTACATCAAATCCGATGTAGGGATTTTTATTTACCACCGGCGGTTTTGTCAGGCCGTCCCGCCCGGCCAATTTGAAAAAGGATTGCAAAAATGAGCGCAAAACAATTGCAGGATAATTTGGGTATGACCACCACCGTTGAGTTGAAATATCCGGTGAGGCTGCCGACAGGTGAGATATTGGACAAACTGACCTTGCGCCGCGTCAAAGTCGGTGATCTGCGGGCGGTGTCCCGAATTGAAAACGAAGCCGAACAGGGTCTGGCCATTCTTGCCCGCATTACGGGTTTGGTGCCGGAAGATTTGGATTTGCTCGATTTGGAGGATTTGAACGCCTTACAGGATACGTTTCGCCCCCAAACACAGCAATAGCGCAAATCCGCCGCCGGATGCCAAAGAAGCCGGAAAACGTATTCTGCATTCGGCGGCCG